TGACTATAAGTTATTCATGCAAGTAAAGCAGTCACCGCTTTACAAGCCAATGGTTGAATACTTGCCCAACTCAAACTTTGCCCTTGGCCTCATGGTTGAAGGTATGAGAGCGGTGCAGGCAAGACAGCAACAAAAGTCGATACCCGCACCCAAACCAAAAGCACCTGTTGCTTCCACGGAAGCAGGCGCGGCAAGGGGGAAAACTCCGCAGTCACAGAAGAAGAAGGCTGTTGAGGCGGCGTATAGGAAATACGAAAAAACCGGATCAATGGCGGACTATCAATCTTATCTAAAACTTAAAAGGAATTAAAAAAAATGGCATCTACAAAAACATATAATGTATCGGGCAATAGAGAAGACCTCTCCGATATTATCACCCTGCTAGAACCCGAATCTACTCCATTGGTATCAATGGCCAAGAAAGGCACTGCATCCGGAACTTTTTTCGAATGGCAGACCGATGATTTAAGTACCGCTTCCTTTGGAGGAGTACTCGAAGGCGAAGACGCATCATCTTTTGATGACAAAGCCGCTAACCGTGCAAAGCTTGGTAACTATGTACAAAAGCTTCGCAGAACTTACGCAGTTTCCGACCTTCAAGAAATCGTGGACACCGCTGGTGTCGCAAGTGAGTTCGCAAATGCTGAAGGAAAGGCCGTACGCGAATTAAAAAGAGATCTTGAGTCTGCTGTTTGCTCCGCTCAAGACCGTCAAGCTGACGATGGAACTAATCCATACAAAACTCGTGGTATGCTTAAATGGTTAGGGGTTGGTGGTCAACCTGCCGATATCCCTGCTGGGTTTCAAAATGTCGCAAATGACACAACCGGAACCCAAACCGAGAGTACCTTCAATAGCGTTCTTCAAGAACTTTACGAAGCCAACGGTATGCCTGGTGGACAACTCACCTTGATTGCAGGTCCTGGACTCAAGCGCGAAATCTCAAACTTCGCCCGTCAGGAAGGTGCCACAACTGCATTAAATTACCAAATTACTCAGCCTGCTGAGAGCAAAAAGATCAGCTTGACCGTAAATTTTTACGAAGGCGATTTTGGTAATGTGGCGATATTGCCATCAGTGTTCATAAATAGAACATCCGGCTCGGCTACTATCGATGCAGACGCAGGACTTCTTGTTGACCCTGAGTATGTCGGTATCCACATGCTCAAAGCTGAGTCTACTTCTGAGCTTGAGAATCGTGGCGGAGGCCGCAGAGGTTTCGCAGATCTCGTAGCTGGCCTTGCGATTTACAGCCCAAAAGCACACGGTTATTTTAATTAATAATCTTCAACTCGTTCGTTCATAAATTAGTGGGGGGTACTGCACTGCGGTCCCCCCACGAACGAACAAACTACAATCAACTACAAAATGGCGGAAATATTCTTACCTAAATGGAAAAACGGAAACGGTTCTCAGTTTATGAAAAACCTTGACCGTTATTTGCGTTACGAAGTGGATATGGAGAAATCTCAACTTGCAATGCGGGAAGCACAATGTCGCAAAGAAAATAGAGAGATGGGTTCCGCCCGAACCGATGGACTAGGCCAATTAAAAGCCTCCATCCCTGCCCGCGATTATTTTCGCTGGCATCAATTTAAGCCAGGATGTTGGAGCGATAAGACCTTTATAAAAGAGTACCTTCGCGACAATCCATCCTTTAAGGCACAAGCAATTACATGAGGACTATCCCGGTCAATACGATGCTTACCAACCTCACCTATTTGGTAGGGGTTGACTCGTTTGTGACCGCAGAGACAAACGCCGCAGTGCGTAGCTTTAACCGCTTTGGGCGGTTAGCTTGGGAGCGGGCAAGATGGCCCGATATGGTACGCTTTGAGCAGAAGATACCTGACATCCAAGTGCGTAATGTACGCATAGGTCATGGAGGGTCAGGCTACACAAGTGCGCCTACGGTTGTCTTTACAGGCGGGGGAGGCACAGGTGCCACCGCTACTGCGACAATCAATGCAGATGGTGAAGTAAACGGAGTTGCAGTTACTGACTCCGGCACAGGCTACACAGGCAGGCCTACGGTATCATTTACGGGTGGCGGAGGAAGTGGAGCTATTGCCACAGCCTCTGTTATTGCCACCTTGGACTACGGGTCCACGATAGGAGAAGTATTACGCATTACTCAAAATGACCCCTATGAAGTGGGTAACACACGGGACTTAGCCTACCGCGTTGAATACGCCGGGACAGGCAATGGAAAGCTTGTGCTGGTAGACCGCTCAAGCACAGCACCTGTCTATGTCCTCTATCGCGCTCCCTTTGCGGACTACAGCGCAGGGGATGACTTCCCTTACATTTTCTCAGAGTATGCCACACTAGGTGCTTACTCCGACCACCTGGCCACCGATGGTCAGTTTGATAAAAGCGGGGCCATACAAGCCCAGGCAGAAGCAGTATTACTTAGCGAGTTGGACAAACTTGAACGCGCTCAAGGACAAACACAACATACGGAATTTATAACTTACGGAACAACATCCCAAATAGGAATATAAGATATGGCAAACGAATATAGAGGTTTAGGACTAAACGGCGGGGAGTACATCTCCGATACTGCCACTCACACGGGAGACTTTTTTTGCATCGTGGCAACAGAGGATACCGTCTTGGCAAGCTTGACAAGTAACATCGATAACATCGCAGATATTTGCACCGGAGGGAATGCAACCACATTATCCGCTAATACCGCAATCTATGGCAGAATAACCGGGGTCACGCTTACGAGTGGTGCGGTTATCGCCTACAAGATGTAAGATGATTACACTTGATTTAAATGTAGGTGCGCCTCGCCCATTAACGAGTAGTGGAGTACCTAGCGGCCCTGATGGCGTTATCCAATCCGAGGCGGCAGATTTCTTGCAAGTGGAAGCGGGACAATTTTTAGCATTCGATTAAAAGGAAATAAATTATGGCCAATAAGAAAATAAGTGCATTGACCGACCTGGGGGGAACCCCGGCAGTAGGCGATATTTTGCCCATCACCGATGTATCAGATACAACCGGATCGGCACAGGGAACCACCAAAAAAGTAACGGTAGCAAACTTAGTAGCCGCCGCTCCGCAGGGTGACTTACTAGCATCGAATAACCTAAGTGATCTTGGCAGTGACGCAAGCGCTCGGACGAATCTTGGTTTAGGCACAGCGTCAACGCAGGATGTAGGAACAGCCGACACAAATGTTGTTCAACTGAGTGATGTGGGTGGCACGGTAAAACTTCCCGCTGTAGATGCGTCGCAACTCACCGGCATCGAAGGCACACAAATTCTATCCACAGGAGAAACAGGTGGAGTTAAATATTTAAGGGAAGACGGGGATGGCACTTGTTCCTGGCAACCTGCGGGTGCAGATGTGGATGGTCCATTAACGATTGCACTTCGTGGCACGGACAACCCGCACATCGGAGCGTATCCTAATCAATCCTTTAAGGTCACGGACAATCCGAGCAAGTCTGTTATGGTCATCGCAGATGCTAATGGCAACTTGGACTTTGTGGTAAAAAGTGACTCAGCTAATATTTACCTAAACACTCCGTCATCTCGAAAAGCCGCATCGTTTGGTTTCTCTGTGGTTGAGGACTCAGTTGAACCTGACATTGAAGTTGCGGGTACACTAGCGGGTGCAACCGAAAATTACTCAGTTATTAGTGGAGACTCTGACAGTAAAGGAGCCAACGGATTACCACTTCGACAAGGTTTTAATAACCCCGATATAGGGGCAAACCCAGCACCAATCTTAATCTCAGGCGGATCAATCGCTTAACAAAACTTAACACAAAACAATCATGGCAACAGTATACATCGCACCAACCGCACAAGGTTTAGCAGACGGAACCTCAGAAGCAAACGCTTACGCAATCGGCTCACTCGCTACAGCAGAATCAGACGCAGGAGTAGGAGGTATAATTTATTTCTTAGATGGGGATTATTACACTAGCGGAAACCCTTCATTTGATTCCACGGGAGTTACCTACCAATCGCTCAATAAACATGGGGCAAGAATAGGGCCTGTCGCGAGTGGATTAACGGCTCCAGCAACATTTAGTATTGGTTCATCTAGTACCACTAACATTGCTATCAAAGATTTTAAAATCAGAAACTGTAAAGTGCATATGCAGTCATCGAATGACCCTAGTTCACCACTAGTTATTCAAGGTAACTTGATATACACGGACGAAGCTAAAGACTTTGCGACTAATGGTGCAATTTGGATCGGTGGTGCAGATGACGAAGTTAGAATCTACGACAATGTCTACAAATTAATTCAAGGAGGCAGACCCTCCGATGTAATTTCTAGGAATGTGAATACAAATGCTAAGATAGAGAGAAATTCAATCTACTTTGAGTCTGATGATACTATTAACACAACAGACTTTTTGAATGCGGCTTCTTGTAAGAATAATATCTTCCAAGGTGCTGGCAGTGGTACATTCTCAAACACCTTTACTGCCAACGCTACAAACTGCTGTTTCCATAATTTCGGATCAAGCAACGCAAGCGGTGGTACGAACAATGTATTTGCAGACCCTCTCTTTGTCGATGTAGCAAACCTAGATCTTCGACTTCGCCCCACCTCTCCCTGCATTAACGCTGGAACCGCAAGCTAAGTAGTCATGGCACTCAATAAGTTACATAAGAAGGACTTTACCATTGCGGTGAAGACGGGTACGGACGCGAACAAGACGAAGTTTAAGAAGGAGTGTGTGCAAGGCGAGATGTACTTTGCGACGGACACTAAGAAGCTGTATGTGGCGGAGACTACTGCGGGTTTAAGTGATGCGACTCTGAGTCATTTTACACCAAGTTCTGCTTATACTAACGCCTACAGTGTATCATTTCCAGGTACTAATGAATACATGAGTATTCCTGATGCAGATGTGTGGTCTCTAGGTGACGGTGCTGGCACGGACAACCCGATATCTTTTTCGTTGTGGTTTAACTCAGCTTCTATATCAACTACTTATTTAATTACTAAAGAGGTTGATACAACTTCAAATGATCGTGAGTGGGTTTTTCGCACGATTTCAGGTAAACTATACTTTTTTGCAAGAGGAACAGGTGGTGGTGTTATAGGCCGATATTATAATACAGCCTTGAACAGTTCTCAATGGTATCACACTGTTGTCACTTATGACGGATCAAAAGCAAGCAGTGGACTAAAGATTTACTTAGACGGTTCAAGAGTTGATGACAATGATTACAGTTCTGGGGGTTATGGTTCAGCAAGAAACGGAAATGCAGAAGTCAGAGTAGCTGGTTACGAGCTTACTGGTGCGGTTAGTAATTGTTTAATCGATGAAGTCGCTTTATTTAATACTGAATTATCCGCTTCTGATGTAGCATCTTTAAGAGATACTAGCGGTTCAAACCCCGCACCAGCAGACATATCCTCACTTAGTCCTGTAGGATGGTGGAGAATGGGTGATAACGATAATGGTGCAGGAGGTACAATCACAGACCAAGGAAGTGGTAGTAATAACGGTGTTCTTCATAACACCCCAATCTTCTCCTCTAATGTTCCTTCCTAACCCTTAAGAATTATGAACGACAGACAATATGTTATAATAAACGCTGCTGATGTTTCATCCGTCAATTTTGATGATGTCCTTGAAACCTCAGCATCTACCCTTCGGTATAATGTTGCAGGTGATAAAACATTCGTTAAATACGAAGGAGTTAAACCCTCCTTTTTAAGTGGCAAACAAGAGTACACCCACTCCGAGATGCTTACGATCCTTGCGGGTGCTGAGTGGACGAGCAATGAGATTAACTAATGGCTCCGAACATCAGCGATGATACGAGTGTAAAGACTCCGCTGGCGTTTTTACTGAAGGTCTTTGGCGGGACCATCTTCGTGGTGTACTCAGCGATGTTGATCTATGCTCGATTAAACACCCTGGAGATGGAGATCCTACGCCTCAAGCACGAGGTGGAAATGAATAGCGACTTTCGTTACACTTGGCCCAGGGAGGGAGAGTTACCCGCTGATGTGATGCAAAATATGAATATCCAACTTATTAAGGAACGCCTGACAAAACATGAAGCATTGTTAGACGAAATCCGCTACGGAACAGCTAGGTGAAATGGGCGAAATACTTCTTATGTTACTTACGGGGGGCGGCTCTACGGCTATGGGGGCAATGCTCAAGGGTGGGTTCGGAATGCTATTTGAGAGTCGCCGTCAAAAGCACGAACTTGAAGTTGCCCGCGAAAGCAGAGCAAATGAAAACTTTCTTAAGCTCCAAGCTGAGTTATCTAAAGGAGGTAATAACGAGTTCCGGGATTTTTCTCGTCGAATTATTGCTTTTATCGGTATTGGTACTCTCTGTCTCTGCATCCTGCTCTGTACCTTATTCCCACAAGCGGAATTCCTTTCTATCACTAACGCCCACGGCGAAGGAAGAACAGAACTGCTGTTCGGTATCGTCTCCTGGCCTGCAAGCCAAGACCCCATTACGCTCAGTAGCGGACACCTTGCATACATGGGGCAAACGGCCCTTATGGGAATCCTCGGTTTTTATTTCGGGCCATCGCCTCACAGACGATAAATGAGTATGATCGACCGCGTATCCATGACAGGAATGGGAGGCACATTAGCCACTTTTGGCTTTGCCACCCTGGACTCCTTATTCGGGTGCATCGCAGGAGCCATCACCATCGTCTACATGACGATCAAAGTTTACCAGGAAATTAAGAAGAAAAAGTAATGCCACGCTATCAACCACTAGGCCGCATGGATGACCAAATCCTCACAGACGGGGATCGTGGTTTTCGCGGTATTGATTCCTACTTGGAGCCTACAACGCTTGAGGGTGGTACGGTGGAGGCATCTGAGAATATGCGTTTGGATGGGGATCTCGCCTCTGTACGCAAAGGTGTGGAGTTTAAGGCAGGAGCGGTAACCCTTACCTATGCCGGAGATGAGCAGGTATTTGCATCCACCTTATTTAGCGACCCTGCCACGGGGACAGAATTTATCGCAGTCGCGACCAAGAATAAAGTCATCCTTTGGAACGATCAGAATAACACAGGTATCGATATTGCGTACCCTGGTGGTGAAGTAGTGGCGAGTGGAGACAACGCAAGCTTTGTGCAGGCGATGGAAAAACTCATCCTGTTTCGTGGCACAGGGAAAGACCCAATGGAGTGGGATGGTGACTACACTACCCCTAGTGCCTTTACCCTTAAAAATAACGCCACCCCCACTGCGGGTAGGGTGGAGTGTCCAAGTACAAACTTTGGTGTATTCTTTAGTAATCGCTTAATCGTTCCCCAGCCAAGTGATTCGCAGTACACCGTGATCGCATCGGATCTCTTGGATACCGATAACTTTTACGCCGCAGAATCGCAGTTCCGTATCAATCGTGGAACTGCTGATCGTCTTGTAGGATTTACGCCTTACCTGGAGAATCAGCTAATCTGCTTTTTCCGCAACAGCATCCATTTAATTAACAACATTGCCCTTACAAACTCCGCCGCAGTATTTGAGATTACTCGCCAGCGGGGATGCGTGGCCCGCAAGAGTGTAGCCGCGAGTGGGCCACAGATATACTTCCTAAGCGATGACGGTGTCTTTACCCTGCAACAAGGCTTAGACCCGGCAAAAGGTTTAGGCGTTGCAATCTCAAAGGTAAGCGGGGAAGCGATCCCATTATCCCGCCCTATACAGGATCAATTTAGAGAGGTAAACTATGCCGCCGCCGAAAAGGCGTGTGGTATCGTATTTGACAACAAGTATTACCTCGCCGTCCCCACAGGCTCATCCACCGACAATAATAAAGTTTTCATATACGATATATTAAACACCGCATGGACCTCTGTAGATTCCTTTCCCGCAGGCTTTGTAATCGATGACTTCGTTACCGTCCTTCATGGCAGTAATCCCACCAAACGCAGACTCTTTGCAGTCTCCGACAAAGGATGGCACTTAGTCGAGGAAACTGCCACCGACATCACGGGAACAATCGGGAACGCCACCACCACAAGCACCGCAATAACCGCCAAGCTGAAGACCCGCTCCTTCACCCTGGGGAGTGTGGATGTAAAGAGTTGGAAGCGGGGGCAACTCGGA